TCGGGTGATGCGCCGGGAATACGGCAGCATGCTCTACCGCCTGGTGGACGCCCCGCTGACGCCCGCCCTGCTGGTGCAGATCTATGCGGCCACCGTGGACGCCCTGACCAAGTGGGAGCCGCGCATCAGAGTGACCCGGGTGCAGGCCGAGACGGCCGACAGCGGCCATGTGAGCCTGACCATTACGGCCCGCCGGCTGGTGGACGGGCGCGCCGTGACCCTTGAGGGGATCGTGCTATGACCACGCCTATCGATTTGGCCAGCCTCGACAGCCCGGACGTGGTTGAGGCGCTGGATTTCGAAACAATTTTCGCCGCCATGCTGGCCGACCTGAGGCTGCGCGATCCGGCCTTCAGCGCCCTGGTGGAAAGCGATCCGGCCTACAAGATTCTGGAGGTGTGCGCATATCGCGAGGTGTTGCTGCGCCAGCGGGTCAACGACGCGGCGAAGTCAGTGATGCTGGCGTATGCCGGCGGTTCCGATCTGGACCATCTGGCGGCCCTGTATGGCGTCCAGCGTATGGTGGTTGACCCGGGAGACCCGGCGGCCGTCCCGCCGGTGGCCGCGACCCTCGAAAGCGATACAGCCCTGCGGCGGCGGGTGCAGATGGCGCCGGAGAGCTGGACCACCGCCGGAAGCGTCGGTAGTTATCGCTTCCACGCTTTGAGCGCGCACCCGGAAATTAAGGACGTGGCGGTGTCGTCGCCGGCGCCCGGAGAGGTACTGGTTACCGTGTTGGCCGCGTCGGGCGACGGAACTCCGGCGGCGGAGATTTTGGCCGCGGTGGAACAGGCCCTGACCGCCGATACGGTCCGGCCGCTGTGCGATGGCGTCACGGTGCGGGCGGCGGACGTGATCATCTACCGGGTAGCGGCCGAGCTGGTCCTCTTTTCAGGGCCGGACGCGGAGGTCGTTCGATCCGCGGCCGAGGCCGCGGTCACGATGTATGTCACCGATCAGCACCGCTTCGGGCGAGACGTGGCCATGTCCGGGCTGATCGCCGCATTGCACCAGCCAGGAGTGGCCCGGGTGCTGCTGGCGTCCCCGACGGCGGACATCCTCCTCGACCACGGGCAGGTGGCGTACTGCGACGATATCGACATCACTATGACGCTGCGCGATGGATAGCTTGATATACAAAAAAACGGCCGCTGAGGCCGCCATCGAAGCGGCATGCAGCCGCATCGAAGACGTGCCGGTGCCGATCGGCGCACTTTGGGATCCGCAATCTTGCCCGGCGGCGTCGCTGCCCTGGCTGGCCTGGGCGCTCAGCGTCGACGAGTGGGACGCCGCATGGCCCGATACCGCCAAACGCGCGGCGGTGGCGGCCTCCTATCCGGTGCACGCCCGCAAAGGCTCCGTGGCCGCGGTGCGCATGGCGCTGGAAGCGGCCGGGTACGCCGGCGCCGAGGTGATTGAGCACCGTGATTTTTTCCGGCAGTGGCTGGACGCCGGCGGGCTGGTCCTGGACGGCTCCGGGGCCCTGGACGGTACGGGCTACCTCGCCCCCGCCGACGGGGATTTTCGCTTTGTCGCCAGTTCCTGGGCCGAGTACTTCGTGCGGATATCCGATGCGACGGACGGTATCGTGTCGCCGGAGGCGCAGCAGCTGGTCGTGAGAATGGTAACGGCCGCTGCGCCGGTGCGTTCTCATTTGGTGGGCATCGTCTTCGATGTCCAGCTCTGGTGGACATCCGTCATTACCCTGTCGATGCCGAGCGCGATCGTCGCCGCCATTTATTCCGGATGCAACGCCTGTCATGTGCCACGATATGAAATCGTGGGCAGCGGCTGCCGCGCAATCGGCGGATACTATGTGCCGGATCTGCTCGACGGGGACGGGATACTGGATGGCCTGGCCGGCCTGGACGGCCTGGCGCCTGCCGGCGCGTGGCTCGATAAAGGCCATTGGGGCTCTATCCGGATTGAAATGGAGATGCCCGCATACACGCAGGCGGCGGGCCTGGATTGTGTCGAGGGGCGATGGCTGGACGCGAATTACCGCTACATCCTCGATCCGCTCGACGGCCGACGGGATCTGTCGGGGCAGACCCTGGACGGTGCCGTGGAGCTGTCCGGCTTTCTCGGCCTGGCCTCCAGGCCGTTGACCCGGATGACCTATGACATGCTGGACGGGTCGCGACATCTCGGCCTGCTGCCAGGCCCGGAGGGCGTGTGGCATTCCGGGTGCGTGGATTTTTGGCACGGAAACACACACTACAGGGAGGTCATATAAATGGCTGTGACGATACCCGCGACGAATGTTTACAGGGCCAAGGTTTCTGCGGCGGCGGCGGCCGGCGGGAGCCTGCCGGCGGCGGCGCAAATCGCGTTCGGCACGGGCACAACGCCCCCTTCGCCCGAGGATACGGCCCTCGATGCCGAGGTACACCGCAAGGATCTCGACAGCGCCTCGGCCGCCGGGTCCGTGCTGACATGTATCGGCGTGGTCGACGGCAGCGAGAGCACGGATGCGATCACGGAGGTCGGCGTGTTTGACGCCGATGGCGATCTGATGGGGCGACGGACCTTCGCGCCGAAGACGCTGGAAGCGGAAAGCAGTCTCAGATTCACACTGAACTTTCAGTTCTAGGAGGATGAAATGGCAAATCTGACCGGCAATTCGATCTACCAGGATTTCGTGCGGGCGCTGGAGACCACCGACCCGTTACACCCAGACACCTGGAACCCGATCCATCAGGTGCTGATCAACAATGACGTTTACCTGAAAGGCGCCGTTGAGCAATCCGAGGCAGGCCTCGGGTTGCTGGAAAACCGTGTCGGCAGCCTGGAAGAAACCAGCAGCGTCAGCGTGCAGCGGGCGGTGACGCTCGACTGGCTCTACCGCGACAACCGTATTGCCTTTGAGCTGTGGGCTCCCGGCTTCACCTTGATCGACGCCATCGACACCGCCATCGTGGAAGGCATTTCCGGCGACGACAGCGTGGACGTGGAGAGCACGGCACAGCTTCGGGCCGGAGAGTATTATATCCTGTCCGACACGGAAGGATCGCTGTTAATAAAGTGTACGGCCGTCCTCTCCGAGAACCGCATCCGCATTGAAACCAACCTGCCGCGCACCCTGACGGCCGGCGTTCTGACCCGCTGCTCCATGACAATTGTCGGCGCCGTGTATGCCGACTGCGCCGTGGGCGATATCTGGTTGAGCAAGCCGATCAATATCGGCACGGATGAGGAAGGGGGAGCGATAATCGTGCGGCGCTCCCTGAACGCCGGCGAGGCCATGCTCTATTATCGCGACGTGTACACTACGGCTTGGACCGAGCGCGTCTGGTCGGTGAGACGTCAGGGCGGGGATATTCCGGAAGGCTTCGCCGACTATGAGTACATCCTGCCCATGCGCGGCGACGGTAGCCTGATGATCGTCGTCGAAGGGGAATCGATGCAGATCCGGCACATCGTGGCCGTGTCCGAGGCAACGGGCCTCGGCGGCTTTATGAACCCGGCCATGAGGCCGAATACGCCCGTGATCAGTGCGCCGGCCTCCGGCGCCACCGGTGTGGTTGAAGAGCCGACGCTGGCCATCGCGTCATATTCGAGCCCCGGAGATACCCCCCAGGCGGCCATCCAATTCCAGGTGACCGCCTCGGGGGCCGGTTTTACAACGCCCCTGTGGGATTCCGGAGAGCTGAACGCAAATCTGTCCTGCAAGATGCCGGCCGGAGTACTGGTGGCCAATACGGGATATGACGTGCGCGCCCGGGTGAAGGATGCTTCGGGCCTATGGTCCGACTGGTCCGCCACCTCCAGCTTCACCACAGCGGCCAGCTTTGCCTATGTTGCGGCACCGACCGTAGTGACCCCCGCGGACGGCGCCACGGGCGTTCCGGAGACGCCATTGTTGCAGACCGCCGCTTTCGCGGTGGTCGGTGACTCCGATACTCACGCAGCGTCCCAGTGGCAGGTACGGGCCTCGGCGGAGACATGGGACGTTCCAGCCTACGACTCCGGTGAGGATGCGGTCAACCTGCTGTCATTGACCCTGCCTGCCGGCGTGTTGGAGGCGGGGGAGAAGGCTTATTTTATCCGCGCCCGCCATAAAGGCACTTCCTTGGGCTGGTCCGAATGGTCCGGCGAAGTGAGGGTGACCACGGCTGAGATGTTTGCCAATATCGTAGGCGTCGCCCTGATAGAGGCGGGTGGGGATGGAGGGACATGGGTTTATGCCGATGAAAATGGCGACACGATTCCCACGCCGCCGGCAAGCTACTTCGACAACCACCCAGTATGGGGTGGGATACAAGACGTGGCCATCGATGGCCAGTACATGGTCAAGATTCCCAAGTTCTACATCCGCCGTGCGACGATCAGCTCTGGTGCGAACACCGGCAAGGAAGCCTGGTGGATCAGCGACCAGCCCGTTGACGGATATGTCGTGCATCCGGCGTTCAAGGTCGGCGGCAGCGAAGTCGATCAGATTTACGTCGGCAAATACCAGGCCAGCATGGACGGCTCCAAGCTCGGCTCCAAGCCCGGCGTGTTGCCCGCTGTCGACCGGACGCTGACGCAGTTCCAGGCTGACGCCGACGCCCGCAACGTCTCCGGCGTGTCCGGGTTCGGCCTCTGGAGCGTC